AGAATGGGCAGCCATAGCAAAGAAAATAAAAGAAGTCAGTACTATAACTACCTCATATGTTAGAAAGAAAAATGCTCTTCAACCTTACAATAGCTACGGCTATGGGTACGGTGGATATCATCAAACTGCAATATGGGATAAGACAGAAGCCGACGATTTATTAACTGAAGAAGCCCTACAAGAAGGAAGAGACCTCTGGTCAAAGTATCGAAACCCTGAAAATACAATGGATTACAATGAAATGTGCACAGCAATGAAAAAGCTAGGAATAGAAAATCCATATGGCATATTTGGAGGTAATGGATGGAACTATTAGAGAATAGGTTTCTGAGGAATAAAGACCTTATAGACCAAAAGCTCTTAGACAGCATAACAGTAATTGGACTAGGTGGCATCGGTAGTACCGTTGTCACCTTACTGTCTATAATGGGTTTTGATAAAATAATAGGCTTTGACGATGATACAATAGAAGAACATAATCTAAGTAGCACAACGTACCCTCACGGATTCCTAGGTGCTCCAAAAGTAGAGGCTGCTGCTCACCAAGCTAAGCATTATAGCGGAGACCAGACGTATTTTGAGTGTAACAATGAAAGGTGGAATGCTGATATGGGTATAACAAGTAGAGTAATTACCTGTTTAGATAGTATGGACACACGAATGGAAGTATATGAATGCTGGAGAGACTTGAAGAGAGGAGGATTTCTAATTGACCTAAGAATGGACGCACTTAGCTTTGAAATGGTTACAACAACACGAAAATACGATGAATTTGATAAATACTGGGTAACTGACGCAGAAATAGAGCCAGCTCCATGCACAATGAAACACACTATCTTTTCTAGCAGTATTGTAGGTGGATTAGGAGTAAATCAAGTGTTTAATTGCCTTGCAAATAAGCCATATTACGGCTATATTTGGGGTGGTCTATTGCCGTTAAATCTGCAAAAAGAAAACTTAATAAAACCCAAAATAATGGAGTAAAAATGGAAGTTAAAACCCGTAAAATCTCCAATGATTGGACAGCAATGCCCGGAGGGCTGACTTGGTATATAATAGGTCAGCCCAAAACGGGTAAAACTACTGCTGCCAGTAGTTGGAGCGAACAAGGAAGTAAAGGTGTCTTACTTATTGACACTGACTTAGGAGTAGACTTTGTTAATGGTGCTAATACAGTTACCGTTAATGGTCTGAACCCTCCTGAAAGAAAGAAAATGAAAGGTGATTCAGTCGTATATGATGACATGAAAAAGCCTGTCTTTGAAATTATTCCTCCGAAAGAAAGAGGATTTTTTCATAGGATAGGTAAAGATAAGGGTAAGCCAATGGAGGCCTACTCTTTACAGGAAATCTATATGTGGCTAAGTGAAAAATGGGACAAATTGCCTTACGACACTCTAGTAATTGATACAATTGATGAAGTTAATGAATGGATTCAAGCCGAAGTAGTAAAAGAGCTGGGTATCACTGCTATGGGAGAAGGACAATGGGGAGCTGATTGGGGAAAAGCCAGAAGGCGTAATGTGGATATTGTTAAAAGGTTTCAAACTTTGATTAAAAGCAAAGGTGGAAGTCTTATTTTAATAAGCCACTCTAAAAGTACCCAGATGCAAGACAGTAAAGTACAATTATCCCCGGATTTACCAAGAGGATTGGCATATGCCCTTACGGCAAAAGCTGATGTAATTGGTTATTGTACAGCAGACAAAGATAGCAAAGGATATTATGTGTCTTTTCAAGCATATGATGAAAGGACTGTAGGCAGTAGGTTAAAACCTCTTGCTCAGAAGACTTTACCTTTTAGCTATAAAGCGATTAAAGAAGAAATACTCAATTATGAGGAGGAAAATAAAAATGCCAAGATTCAGGCCTGATACAAAATCTAATGGAACTGGAAGCTTTGGTGGATTCATGGAAGGTAACATTGTTGATTTCAATGACCGTTCAGATGAATTCGCTTGGGCAGATGTTTTTGTAGACGTCACATTCCAAGTACCAACAAGTCAGTATCCTGTAGTATATGCCTTAAAAGGCACATATGAAAAGGAAGATAATGGGAATATAAAGAGCTGTTCTTTATTGAATAGAATTTATTACCTGTTTGATGCTGTTGGTTTCAAAGGTGGTCCAAATGTTACTGGAGAATGGGAAGATGAGGATGGAGCTAAGATAGATAAGCTAGATTCTTACCTCAATATTAACCATGTAGCAAAAAATGCATTAGAATCAGAAAACTACCCATACGGAATCTTTGTATGGAAACAGTGGGTTGAGAAAGATGGAAAAGCATACACCAGAGTTTGTCCCAAAATCGTTATGAATACGACAAAAGGGATGGCTGACTTAAAGTCCTATGTTGCTTTCCTCAAACAAAAGAACCTAATCAAAGAATATACAGGAGAAACCCCATCTGGCGATGAATCTCCCCAGACCCCTACCACTATCAACTTTTAGGTAAGGCTCTTGTATATAGAGGTGGCAGTCGGCAGTCCCCGGAAACGAGGGCTGCTGATTCCCCTTGATACTTTACCTGACTTAATATATAACGAGGGTAAGAAAAAGGCTGTATATCGAAGTACATACACATATTTTGATGATGCTTTGGCATATAGAAAACTCAAGGGTAGTCTCAAGGATTTCCTTGGACTGCGAGGAATTGATTGGATTCCCATAGACATAGATAAAAACGATAACACAGACGAATACACTCTTGATGTAGCAAGAAGTCTAGTTTTAGAGCTTGAAGACTTTGGAGCTAGTGAAGGAACCTTTTGCATCTATTTTAGTGGCACTGGATATCATATAATGTTACATGCTGGTGTTTTTGGATTAGAACCCAGTAGAAATATACCTTATATAATTAAGGAAACAATGAAATCAATGTTTGACTATATTGATTACGCTGTTTATATGAGGACTAGTATTTATAGATGTGATGCTACTCTTAATCAGAAATCTGGATTATATAAAATTCCATTAGGTAAAAGAGAGCTATTCAATTACGATGTAGACGAGATAAAATCATTAGCCAAAAAACGAATCCCTGAATTAGCAGTAGATGTGGAAAACGACAAAGATGGCGATGGTGAATTAAAAGACAGAGTTATCACTAAGGTTCCTGAAATAAGAACCCTTCATAGTGTAACTGAACCAGCTAGGTATGCGACATGTATGCAAACGATGTATAAGCTTGGACCTATGAAAGGAGCAAGAAATAATACAGTTTTAAGATTGGCTTCTCATTATAGGAAATCAGGTTTAACATCTGATGCTGCTAAGGCTGCAATCCTTCACTGGAATAATAAAGCACTAGACGAACATGTAGTACTAAAGAAAATAGAAGACACATATAACCGTGGTTATAATTACAAGTGTCATGACGTTCTTATGGCTAAACATTGCAATCCTAAGTGCGTATACTATAAAAGAAAGGACTATAGCATTGATATATTAAACGCATCAGAATTACAGCAATCTTTACAAGATAGAATGACTACTGATTTTGAAGGTAGAGTATTACAACTCCCAAAATTATTAGGATTATCAGAAGAAATAGATTGCGATGTATATCCCGGTGAACTTGTTACAATATTTGGTGCAACAGGCTCTAGTAAAACTACATTAGCTCAAAATATAGCTCTGGGATATAATGTTGAAGATGATATTATAGACCCAGAATTACAGATTCCAACCCTGTTCCTATCTCTTGAGCTGTCAGAGTGGTATATGCATAGAAGACATTTACAAATTGTAAGTGATAGAAACAAGAAAGACGTCTCATCTAACTTTAAAGAGCTTTGGCAATTTCACAAAGATGAGCTAAGTCATGTAAATATTACTACAATAAGCCCTAATGTTGAGCAAATCGCAGAAATGATTCGCAAAACAGACCCTAGGCTTGTTGTTGTAGACTATATTGACCTTGTAGAACCACCAAAACATATTCGTGGAGAGTATGAAACTGTAAGATACATCTCTCATAAGTTGAGCAATATGGCTGTGAATATGGATATAATAATTATCCAAATTAGCCAAGTTAGCCGTGCTTATTCTCGTGAACAGATAATGGATATGTATGCTGGAAAAGGAAGTGGTGCTATTGAAAATGCATCAAGAAAAGTTCTTGGTATAACTGGTACTGCTTCAAAGGAAACAAAAAAGCTTGAACTGTTTAAGAATA